TGTCATCGAGCCAGTGGCTTTGACGTAGCGATCAACAAATTCAGCCTTTGGCGCGGCAATTGCCAGCTCTTCACTCAGGCGCTGCTTCTGTTCGGCAAGGTCGGCTGCGAGGCGGAGTGCTTCAGGGAGCGTTTGGGGTACAACCATCCCAGCCCCGCTCTCCAGTTCCTGCCAACGGTCAACAAGACGGGCGGTAAACTCAGGACACAGCTGCGCGATAATCACGTAGCTGTCTCGCTTGTTCACTTCGTAGTAGTGGTAAACCTGTTGGTTCTGTGGGTGGGTGTACTGCATTGCAGCATACCCCCCAATAACTCCAGAATTCATCAGGCGCTCAATGGTCACACAGACATTGCTGTGACGTGAGTCGACCAGTTCTGCAATCTCACGGCTGGACATAGTTATCTGCTGACCCATCGCGGCGGCATGGTGCGTCGGACACATTACGGTGATATTCATCTGATTTATGCTCTTCTCCACTTATCAGGCGGCTGCACCCGCCAGAGGTTCATGTTTCTTGATCGATATCTCTACGCGACCACCTGGTACTTTCGGCCCCCACTCCACCAGCATTCGTTTAACCTGACTGTCATCCTCCCAGATGCCTGCATGTGTCAGTGCGTCAAACAGGGCCTTGTTGTAATTGTCTATATCGCGGCGGCGGGCGTCTGGTGGATAGAGAATGATCTCAACCGCCGCTGGCGCTGTGGTTGGTTTAGGCAGGCGGCGTAATTGTTCAATAATCGCAGCACAAGCAGCGCTCTGATATTTGCGGCCAGCAGCACTGATGAGATGTCGTCCTGCCAGCGGTCCCTTATTGGGGGCTCGCCAGTAGGTGTTTACGCTTGGAGGGAATGGCAAAATCAGACGCATGTAGGCCCCCCCTTAAGTTTTCTTACCTGAACAGCGTTATACGGTGTTTCTTCAGTTTCGGATGGGATTCCCCATTGAATAAAACCAGCACGCCAAAGACGAACAAATCGAAAATGAGGCCGATTAACACCTTTAAATCGCACACCCCGCCAAGATATCCACTCGCCATCGGGCATCAGTGACAGGATCTCAAAGTCATGCTGCGTAAGAGTTTGTGGGTCGATGGTATAGCTCGGTTCACATATTCTCATTGGTCGGTCCACCATCCGTTGATGTAAGTTAGCGATGGTCCTTCGCATTCGTTGTCCCAGCTGTCCCAGCCAGGCGCAGCGCACCGGCTGAAGAGTTCAATGCGCGGGACGTCACCGTAGAGTTTTTCGAGACGGAACCGTGCCTCTGCTGGCTTCTCGCTGTGCTCACCAAGTGGGCTGTAGATAACCTGCTTTACACTGGCGTTCTTGCGCTCAAGGCCATTACCTCTGGTGGCGATCAACATGTCTTCGGTATTGGCGCGGGTGTAGTTACCGCCATTCATACGGGTCTGCGCGTTCAGCAAGTCGAGGAAGTCGTAAAAGTCCTCCACTCCACCTGCCTGAAGCGCTTTGTTGATGTGTTGCTCTGCCTGCTGGTTGAACTTAACCCAGGTGAAACCCTTCATGGTTCTAACCTTAAAGCCCCAGGCTTCTGCCAGTTCGATGGCCTCGCGGGTATGCGTACCGGTGAACCACATAGCCAGAACGGCATCATCAGCGGCCAGCTCCCATACAGGAAGGCGCTTCATGTCGATGAGCTTCATCGTGCCGTAGTGGTTGGTAGCTGCGCCGTTGCTGATGGTGTTCCCGTATTCCCAGACGGGATCAGCGTAAATCAGTGAGTATTTTTCAAAGCTCATTGAGGGCCTCCGGATACACGAAAACCTGAGTTGGCTGGAACGCTGTAATCAACGTTTTCAAAGGAGGCCTTAAAGTTTTGGTCTGAGCTACCGCCAATTTGCCAGCGCCCTTTGACACAAGCAGGCCTGCCGCGCTTTTGCCATTTCTGAGCCTTGTCAAAATACTCAACGCAGTTTTCTGGCCCAAAGAGAGTGCTCGGGCGAAGGTAATCATCCATTTTCGGATCGTCAGCCCATTTTGCTGTGAGGTAATCCACCACCAGAATCAGGTCTTCAGCGCTGTAGTCCTCGGAAAGTCTTCCCCTGATGTATCCCAAAACGGTTTTGTTGCGCCCCCCCTTCCCGTAATCAGAACCGGTGACCTGATTGAAATGAGCCAGAACACGCATTGCAGGATCGGCATCGTCTGGTTGCGCCGCAACCGGACAAGAAGGGGTTTTATTCTCTGTAGTATTCTCTGTTGTATTCTCTGTAAGAACATCAGTGCAATTTGACCTGATGAGAGCGGTTCGTTTTGACCTGCTGGAGCGTTCCACTTTGACCTCTTCCATCGGTTCATTTTGACCTGATGGAAGAGTGCATTTTGAACTCTTCGATTTGGTCACTTTGACCTCATCTAAAAGCTCGCTCTCATAGTTGATCGTGTAGTAGTTCGTCATGTCGCGCTGAGACTTATTCAGCTGCTCAATTTTGAGCACGCCAAGTGTCTTCAGGCGGGTGAACGTGCGCTTCAAAGTCGACTCCGACCAGAACGGGAACTGCTCCAGCCATTGCTCATTGGTGTTGTAAATCCAGCGCACGCCGTCACGCTCCAGACCGGAGGTGGTTTCTTTCAGCCAGTAGTTAACCTGCTGCAATGCAATGGCTTCGTTCAGGCCAATGCTGAATGCAAGGTCAGGGTTAATCACTATCGGCCTGGATGGCATTAATAGGCTCATGGCAATCCTTTAACTCTGTAAACTTACGCTGGAATTGTTCAAGAGGGCTGAAGCACTCATGATCTTACCCTTCGCGAAGGTATATAACGCGTCGAGTCTCGGGCTCCCATCTGATGACGTGGACTGGGATGCCTCTGTGGTCTTTGAACCGCCGGTTAAGTTCTCGCATAAAGATTCCCCCTTACGACGCCAGACACCCACAATCGCCATGGCCCTTCTGTGGTTACATGGAACCCAGCGGCCTGATACCATGCGCTCATACCGAAACGACGAGGTTCCATATACGGGAATTCCCCGTAGTTGCGGAAGACGGTTGTTTACCGTTACACTGTTCATGCGTTAGTTTCTCCACTGAATCGACACGCCAAGGGGCCCGGAGCTGCACACTCGCGGGCCTCACTCATTTCTGGCAGACAATAAACACTGGAAATCAGATTCAGGAACGTCATCAGAGTGACCCTGAATTGATATGCGATATCGTTAAGGCTCTGCCACTCACCCCTGTCAACCACGCCGTCTTCGATGTAATGGCGGTATGCGTTAACAAGATCACCAAGACGACCGACCAACTCAGCCAGCCTCAGTCCAATCTCTTCGTTCTCGTCATCTGGCACAGCACCAGGAACATGAGTTCCGTTATCGGTTTCACGAGAGAACGCGTCTGCGATATAACTCACGCCAGCTGCGCTCTGTAACACCATCGCCCAGCCCATTGGGAAAATCTGATCACCACCAGCACGTAGACGGTTAAAAAGAGAGTTCTTGGTTTCATCCAGAATCTCCGCTGCTTCCGCGTACCCACCAGGCAAAGCGGCGATCGTCTTTCTGATTGCAGACACCAGCCATGCTGGCTGCTTTTCAACTTTCCATTCAGGTTCTATACCCACGGTTAACCCCTTATCTCTGTGGTTACTTCCATTCGACTTATTCATTAGCCTTGCCATATGTTTTTTGGTCATATACCAAAGCGCCATTGGTCTGCTTTTCGGCAAGTAACGCGTATTGCCATGGGACTACCTCTTTCCAAAGACTCACTGTCGACTTTGAGACACCTAATGCCTTTGCAGCCGCAGTTGCGGTACCGAAATAAGTAATCAAGTCTTGCTTTAACATCGCCATCTCCAAGGTGGGAACAATGACGTTAAGTTTAATGTTTCAAACCGAATATAGTCAAGAAATTAAACCAACTTATGTTTAATTCTTTAAACATGATTATTGAGACAATGAGCGACCGCATCGGGCGGCGCATGAAAGCCTTAAAGCTCAAAAGTACCCATCTTATGGCGGCTACTGGGGCATCAAAGGGCACTGTTAGCCAATGGGTTAACGGTGGTACAGAACCGTCAGCAAAATATCTAAGTAAGCTTGCTGATGTTCTGGGAGTAAGCGAACGCTGGTTAACTGAGGGAGGGTTAGTTGAGGAAACGATTGGGAATGCGCACCCTGGGCCAGACCTTCGCCGCCGCGTTCCTTTAATTTCTTCGGTTCAAGCAGGTAACTGGAAAGAGATGATTGAAGGTAATTGGGATGAGGTTACGCATTGGATCGAAACAACAGCAAAAGTATCCCCGTACTCATTCTCTCTTCGTATCTCTGGCGATTCTATGTCTGCGCCATCGGGTAGCGGAATGTCTCTACCAAATGGGTCGATAGTTATTGTTGATCCAGAAGTTGAGCCAGTGAATGGGCGAATTGTCGTCGCGCGCATTAACGGCACAAATGAAGCAACAGTTAAAAAGCTAGCTATTGATGGGCCTAACATGTACTTAATGCCTCTAAATCCGGCATTTCAGCCTATCCCATTAGATTCCTCGTGCGAGATAATTGGAGTGTGTGTCCGGGTGGAAATGGATCTACTTTAAACAAAATCAAAACAACCCTTCCATGAGAGCCAGTATTAAGCTGGCTTTTTTTCGCTCACAGTAAGTTTGTTTAATCATTCAAACATTATTCTTGACAGATTTGTTTGAATGATTAAACTAAATCCCATCAACAGCGAACAGGCAGGAAGCCCACGAAGTAGCCGCCGGTGGCGTATGAATGACAGGATGATTCGCAGATAACAAAAAAGCGCCCATAGGACGCTTCGCTCTTTAACAATTTTGATATTCCCAATGTAACTAGACACTAATTTTTCTTGAGTTCATCCAATACTTGTTATCGCAGGAGGGGCAATGGGTTCGAAAATGTCCGTCACTCCACATAATCTGCATTGGCTGAAGTATCGATACTTCATGTTTTCCAAAGCAATGTGGCAAAGATACACAGACTCGGGTCGCTCGTTCACCAGTACCTTTTTAGAGTACACAAACGCACCAGAATCAAGGCGGTCAAGCTCATAACCTTCAGTTTGGCTTTTAAAGCTTTCGAACTCTGCAATTTTTGCTTTGAGATGCACAACCTCTTCGTCTCGAAGGCGAATAGCATCACCAAGAGAGAAACATTCAGCCTGAAGTGTAATTAGTTTGCTCTGGAGTTCTATTGTGGCTGCTTTTACTTCCGCATCAGTTTTAGCGTCATTAATAACTTTTGCGAGGCCGGCAGTCTCCTTTATAGCGGCCATAGCCGCTGATAGTTCAGCAATCACTATAAATACTCATCTTATTGTTGGGGATATCCAGATTATCCTAATCCTTGTTGTTGGGGAATAGCAGGATCCACTGAGCCTGAAGTGGTGAAAAGACAGGCACACAACATGAAAGCGCACTCCTTAAACCATCAGTTGTGGATGACAGGTGTGAAACAAACAGGAGTGCGCTCCCAGTTGTGGTAATGCGGCTATGCGCACGTGACGAAGCCAAACCATTCAACTTTTTAATGAATGCGCTCTTGATAGTGTGACGTCGCTGGTAATGGCTTAACCGGCAGGTGGAGGCACCATCGCCACAACCTCTAACCCTGTAACTTGTAATGATGGCTGTGTGTAGTCTTGGCGGTGGCAGTGCTTTGTTTATTTTCCTTGCTGACCACCGCATTTTTTTCACAACTGAGAGCGCGTTCAGAAAGTCCTTGAGAGGCCGCAGTCGTTAAATCAACTCAGGAGAACGCGCTCCCAATTGTGGAGAAGCTAACAGGCGGTTGCAGCCGCCCGTTTCACTAAGTGCCAGAGTTCGGGTGCTTACTAAAACGAAACCACATTATTTTTTGTCGCCATCTGGCGAGGGATTCGTGCAACCAAAATTCAGCGGATATTTCCACTGGAGGAACGATGAACCACCTCGAATTTATAGAGAAAAACGTGAGGGAGCAGCTGATTAAACAAGGCTTTTCCTCTTCGGTGGCTCAGGGGGGGGGCGTGGCAAGCGATTGATTTATATAAGCGCATGTCACAGGCCAGTAAGAAGGGTGCGATTTTCGACGATATAATGAGGCACGCAAAAGCCTGGGCAGACAAACAGGTTTCAAAGGCTGAAGTTACCCGGCGGAAACGAACCTCCCCTAAAGACCAAGGTGGCCTCTTCTAAGTTGTAAGGCCAAGAATTCAGCGCTGTGCAGAGCGCATATAACACGGAGAAACTATCCATGACGAACACACAGAACGTCACCGAGTTACAACCACGCATGACCAGGGAGACTCTAGTCGCCCTTGCCCGCAAGGCGGCGGTCTACCTCCCTACCGCTTCAGCTCAACTTATGAATGAGCTGGCAAACCGTCTGGACCAAACCAGCGTTGCACTTTGTGAGGCAATGGAACAGCGACGCAATCTTGCCGCCGAAAATCTTGCTCTACGCACACCTGAAAACTGGCTTAAACATTCTGACACTGGCAATGCCGCAGTAGCTATCGCTGATGGTAACGGTGAGACAGAAGAGGCTGCGCTGCTCGCAGGAATGAAAGCGATCATAGCTTGTATTGAGTCACCGGCAACAGAAGTTGTGCTGAATGAGGTTCGCTCGACGGCTATTCCTGATGGATGGAGGTTGGTTCCTGAACAAATGTATCTTGATGAAGAAGATATCGAATCAATCTGCTCCCAGTGCGGTGATGGCGGTAAAAACTATGGCGATTTCACATCCGGCATTCTTTGGGTTGGTGAAGTCAGCCTCGACGATGGTTGGAAATATGGCCTTCATATTTCCTCTGCTGATTATCCAGAAGAAGGTGCAGTAACAATTCACGAGTTTAAAGACATTATCGGTAAGGGATCAAACTGATGGCTAACTCATTTAAACAAATGACCCGTGACGGAAGCATTAAGCGCACCGACACCGGGATGTTTATCGCCCTTGCCGATATCCATGTGCGTGAAGGCTTCAATAAGCGTGAAGACGATGAACGCACACGCCAGGCTGATGATGACCTGTTCAACTATCTGATGAACGGCGGATCAGTTCCGCCGCTGGAAGTGATCGCCCGTGATGAGGGTGGTGTGTGGGTTGTGGAAGGTCACCGCCGCCGCCGTTGCTATGCGCGTTGTGCTGAAGCTGGTAAGCCAGTAGACCGAATCCACATCATGCCATTCAACGGTAATGATGTTCAGCGCCTGGCTCGCATCATGACCAGTAACAACCAGCTTCCTCTCTCGGATATGGAACAGGCTGCGGTTATTCAGGAACTGCATAACGCTTTCAACCAGACCACCAGCGAGATTGCAAAGCTGGTTAATAAGTCCGTGGCCACCGTCGAGAAGTTACTGACACTGAGCACTGCTAACCATGACGTTCAGCAGGAAGTTAAATCCGGTGCGGTGTCTGTTGATGTCGCTGTTGACCGCGTTCGTGAGTATGGAGAACAAGCCGGTGAAGTTCTCCAGCACGACAAAGCAGTTGCAGCCGCCCAGGGTAAAACGAAAGTTACCCGCAGCTCTATCGCCCCAGAACTCAGCGTCAAGAACGCACGTCGATTCGTTGAGCTGATGGCTATGGCCGTAATCAGTGATGAAGGTGTTTTCACTCTTGAAGGTGCTGCCCTGGCTGAAGCTCTTTCAATTATCGACGAACACAAAGCGATCACCGATGCCCGTGAAACCTACCGCCTGTCACAACCAATACCTTCCGCTGAGGTACGCGGTAAAACTCTTCACGTCAGTCTCGGCGGTGTTGAAATCGGTACAGCTCCAATCTATCGCGGCAAAAACGTAACCCTTAATGGTGTCGTAACCAGCCAGTCAAAGGCTGTGGCCCACTTCGTTAAGCAACATAAACTGCAACAGGATGCCAATCATGACAACCAATAAACCAATGACCGGCGAGCAACTGGATGAACTGATGACTGTTGCAGTCAATATGCAACGCGACAGTGAAAAAGCTGGTGAGCGCTCTGTGGCTATGTTCGCTTATGCAGTTCAGGTTGCCGTTCTTGAACTGCGTAAGGTTCGGGAGATAAAGCCAGCTGATGAAGATTACGTGGCAGCTATGAACAGCATCACTGCCATTATCGCGATTCTTGGCTTAAGCGATACGTTGGGCATTTCAGAACAAGTTGCAGAACTGAAAGCGCAACGCGATGCCCTGGCTGCGGAGAATGCGGGACTGAAGGCTGCACACCCTCAGCCATTCGGACCTGAGATGATGAAGGCTTTGGATGCGTACGAGAAGCATCAGGATGAAGTGCCTGAGACGGGAATGCTCGATGCATTCTTTATCTTACGTGACAGCATCCGCGTTAATACCCCAGCGACCAACGCTTTCCTGGCTGAAGTACGGGCGCAAGCCCACAAGGAAGGCGCTCACTTTGTCGCTAACCGAATGCTGGCTGCATGGGAAGCCGGTTTTATTGACGACACCGCGAAGAACGCCGCTGACATTGCCCGGATGATTCTCACCTCTACAGAGTTTATGGCAGAAGCGCCATCGGGTGATTTTGACCGTTCATTTGCAGACGGTGTCCTGGATGACATCGCCCGCCAGCTTCGCGAGAGCAAAGGAGCTAACCATGAGTAATGGTATCGAGCAATTAACCTCAATGCTGCATGCTGATGGCGTCCGTTACCAACGCCTGCCCGACTGCGTAAGTAATGCTGAGTTCAAGAAGCGCGGAAACTACACAGAAATCACGTTCGGCACAAAATGCGCTGACGTGATTGACGCAGTGGACGGCCGCAAGATGATCGGAATTGTTTTGTGGATTCCTCGCGCAGCTTATGACGAAGCTGTTGACCCTGGCGCAGTCGAGAGCAAAGGAGCGCAGTCATGAGCAAACGCCTTGCGATTCTTAAAGCGTCCCTATCAAAAAAAGAAGCGTTATTCAGCGATAAATTACAGCAGCATTTCGACACCGTGAAGCAGGCTAATGGTCAACCGCTCAACGATAAGCGAAACGGACGCGCAACGCTGAACAAATGGGATAAGCAAAGCGATGCTCTGCGGAGCTTGGGAAGCAGCATACAGAGAACAAAAGACGCCATTGAGCGGGAAGAGATGAAAATCGCATTAGCTGAGTCGGTAAGGCTACCTGAATTTATGCAGCAGGCGATTGATGAAGGATTAGTAAGTCAGTGGCGTAAACACCCTCGCTTTTTCTTTGTCACAGGCGTGAAGCATGGACGCATAGTCCTGGATGAAGAAACCGGAATGATTGCATGTCGATATTTAAGCAAAGTTTCCAAGGAAGAATATCCAACGTTTCGGGATGTTTTTAACAAACTCAACAAACAGTGCCGGGAAAAGCAGGAGGCCACCCAATGAGCAACATCGACAAACGCGCATTACGGGAAGAGTTCCAGTACATGCAAGAGAACTACAGCGACCCGGCTGACCGCGATCGCCAAGTGATTTACATCGCGGCTGAGGCGCTGCTGGATGAGCTGGAAGCCAAAGACTCAACCATAGCCACTCAGCAGCATGAAATACGAATGCTTCTTAATACGTTAGAGCGAGCATCAGAGAAGAGAAATTCTGACGTCCAGGGGCAGAAGCGGCTTATTGGTTGGCGGGCTTCAGATTACACCGACGAGACATCTGATCCTGAGTTAGCTAAAAACTGGGCTGCAGCCATTGGTGTGCTGCCTATTTTTGAAGGCGACGTGAATACCAAACTAACGGCCGCCGCAGCCGGTAAAGGAGAGTGAAATGGCTAAATTTACTGACGTACATGACTTGTTAACTGCTTATCAAAAACAAGCACGGAAAATACCACCTAAGGGCGTTTATGCCTCAAAGCAGCGACAGCAGGAAGTTCAGGCGGCGCACACGAGAAAGGTAATGCGCCAGCGTAAACGCTCTGTTGGGAAGTCTAATAAATTGGGGTTTCGCCGCCGGTCAGAAACTACCGCAGCGCTGATTTGCGAAATGAATTTTTGGGCGCTGGTGTGCCGTTCAAACCGTAAGAATTCCATTCATGGAGAGGACTAACCCATGAGCACTATTACCAGAAAGTCAATCACGGACACAATCGAAGGGCTGGAACAGTTAACCAATCGCGGTATTCAGTCGATCTACATTGATATGGCAATTGCAGGTCTGTGTAGTTTACTGGCATCGCTCGAAGCGGAGGCTGTGGGGTGGCGTTATCGCTTCGTTCATACGCCAAAATCAGAAGAACACGGCAGCCCATTTACAACGGACTGGGTTCTTGCTCATAGCGAAGATGAATGTAACCCATCAGATTGCTTTGAACGTCAGCCTCTATTCACCGCCCCGCCAGCGCCGGTATCTATGCCGGATGAAAATGGTCTTCTTCCATGCCCATGCTGCGGAGGAAATGCTGAGTTTGATTATGACGATGATAACCTCAACTGGATATCTTGCAACGTTTGTGGAATATCAACCGACGCCGCATATTACACAGACGTGGACGCAAGAGATAAGTTGCGTGAGGTATGGAATCGCCGCGCCGCCATGCTTCAGGGTGACGAGCCTGTAAGTAATCGTGATGAGTTGCGCGTAAAGGTTCGCAGAGAGCACGCAGAATGGTCTCAGGCTACGTTTGGCGACGTTGGACCAGTCGGGCCACTTAAGCATTTGTCGAAGGAAGCACTGGAAGCAGCCGCAGAACCTGGCGACCTCAGCGAGTGGGCTGATATGCAGTTCCTGCTATGGGATGCCCAGCGCCGCGCCGGTATCAGTGATGGTGAAATCACAGCAGCGATGGAAGAAAAGCTGAAAGTGAACATGGCGCGCCAGTGGCCGGAGCCGAAAGACGGCGAACCTCGTCTGCACATCAAAACTAGTGGCAACTCTCCGGTGATTCCGGATGGTTGGATGGCTTGCAGTGAGCAAATGCCGGAGGATGAGCAGGAGGTTCTCACCAGAAACAAGATGGGGCATTGCTTTGTATCGTTCTTTGATGAGCACTCAGGCCTGTTTTTCGAAAGGATTGACGTAGCTGCCGCATGCTGTATCGAGCACATATTAGTCACCCACTGGATGCCACTGCCAGCAGCACCGCAGCAGGAGGTGAAGTGATGGTTACTGGAGGATATACGCTTGATCTCACCTGTGATTGCATGGAGTGCCAGTCATACATGGGCGATCCCGATTACAGAACGGAAGAGCGCGGGTTTAAGCAGCTAATTGGCGACAGTTTTACGGAGTGTTTCAGGGCGGCCAAGAAGCGAGGCTGGAAATTTAACGCCAACAAAACTCACTGCTTAGCCCCTGGTCACTCATACCGAAAAGATGGTGACAACGATGCCTAACCTATTCGACGCAGTGATGCTCATCCTGCTGGCGCAGCAGCACTTCAGCAAATGGGATGGCTGCCATGGTGAGCAAACTTAAACAGCGGCGNTNGCGCCGCCTTAAAGCAGATGTGACCTGGTGGAAAGCCGAAGCGCAGGACTGGAAGGATATCGCGATGGAGCACGCCGCCGAAATCGACAGGCTCCGCACGAAAATCGTCCGAGTACCAATGCCGGTGGTAGTTCCATCGGCCTTAATTGCAGAATTAACTATGGAGAAAGCAATTGAACGACTTAATGATTGACCTCGAATCAATGGGCAAAAAGCCAAACGCACCGATCGTTTCAATTGGCGCAGTTTTCTTTAACCCTCAAACAGGCGAGCTGGGCCCAGAGTTCTACACTGCAGTTTCTCTTGAGAGTTCAATGGAACAGGGTGCGGTGCCAGATGGTGATACTATTCTGTGGTGGTTAAAACAAAGCCCTGAAGCACGAGCCGCTATCTGTGTTGATGATGCAATGCCGATCGCTAATGCACTGTCTGAACTTAACCATTACATAAACCGCCACGCCGATAATCAAAAATATATGAAAGTCTGGGGTAACGGTGCCACCTTCGATAATGTAATTCTGCGCGGGGCTTACGAGCGTGCCGGGCATATCTGCCCGTGGTCATTCTGGAATGATCATGATGTCCGCACAATCGTCACTCTCGGTCGCAGTGTCGGTTTCGACCCTAAGCGTGATATGCCTTTCATTGGTGATGCGCACAACGCCCTGGCTGACGCGCGCCATCAGGCAAAATATGTGTCAGCAATTTGGCAGAAACTGATCCCTGCCACCAGCATCGAAGAGTAAACCAGTCAGCCCGGGTGCAGCCGGGCTTTATGGAGAAGGAAACCATGGCAAAGCTAATGAAAGCGAGTCTTTGGGGTAAACGTGAGTTTTCCATAGATTCCATTCCTGACAACCGAACAATTAAGCGTTGGGTCGAAAACGGATTACTCATGGGAAGGATCATAGATGGTTCAGTTTTTGTCTATGAAACCGAGAAGTGGGGAGTTGACTCAATTGTTAATCAGGCGGTACGTCAGTTAATAATTGAGGGTTGACCATGGCAGCAAGGCCAAGAAAAAGAGAATACCGCCATCTTCCTGATTATCTTTTTTTTGATAAAGATCGCGGTGTGTATAAGTTCACTCTTATAACAGGAACAAAGAAAACACTCGGCAGTGATCGGGTAATGGCTATTGCCATTGCCCGAGAATACAACCTGAGAATGAGGCCAGAAAAAACCCCATCTATTGAATCTTTGATCCGAGAGTCAGGAGGGGTTAACGGTGAAGCACAGCCTTTCTCTGAGCATATTGACCGGATAATGGAGAGAGCGGTTAAAGATGAGCAGCCGTCAAAAAGTACTCTCGATGATTGGAATAATGATGCTGCCAGGGTCAAGGAATTCTTTAATAATATTCCTGCTTGCGACATAGAACTTGAGCACGTAAATGATTATATAAGAAATTACCATTCTGAATCGTCAGCCAATGTACAGAATAGGAAAGTAAGTTTTCTGAAAAAACTTTTCTCTTATGCCGTAGATGAATCGCTAATGATGGATAACCCAGCGACAAGGAAAAAAATGAGACGAGTCGATAAAAAAGTACGCCGGCGTCTCACTCTCAATCAGTTCTTGGCTATACATGCAGCTGCTGAACCTTGGCTGAAAACTGCTATGGATCTTGCGATACAAACAACGCAAGCTCGCCTAGAAGTGTCACGGATCCGATACTCGATCAGGGAGCCAAAAGAAGGGGTTTGTGGCTGCGTTTGGTTCGATCAGGAAGAAGCTGGCATATTCGGAACGCTTTACATTCATCGGCAAAAAGTGCAGTACAAAGAGGCCGCACATGTTGCGATTCCGATCGGCAGAGCTCTGAAAGATATCATCGACAACAGCAGGGACAATGTGGCCAGTCCTTATGTTGTTCACCGGCTTCTGGAAAAGAGAAGCAATCCTATAAGCAAGGAAGTTAACCACCCAACACAGGTGGCACCTGATTATTTGAGCAGGGCATTTTCAGAGCTGCGGGACCGGATAGGTGTAGCGGCAGAGTTACCTATCAAAGAAAGACCAACTTTCCACGAGATTAGAGCGCTGGCAGCTCATATTTTCGAAAAACAGGGTGTCGATCCACAGGCAAGGATGGCCCATAGTGATGCAAAATCGACAAAAATTTATACCCAGAATCACGTTGAATGGGTCGAGGTTCCACACGCCGAAATTGTCTACAAAGCCGGGTGAGCATGGGGAAAAACCTATATGTAACTCATTGATGTATATAGTGAGGATTTTGCAAAAAATGCACTGTTTGCATATACAGTCAAACTCACTTCAACACCAGTGTTTACAGGGGTTGAAAAGGTTTTACCGCAGTGACATGGGGTGTCGGGGGTCGGAGGTTCAAATCCTCTCGTGCCGACCAAAAAATCCTGAAAAAACCAACCTTTATGGTTGGTTTTTTTATTTCCCAGAATCGACATCCCCTT